CAATATAAACTTGCTGGCTACTCTCATTGTTGTGAAGCGTTACGCGTTGCGACATATCATCCGGCGCGCATAAAAGCGTTGGCGTAGTAGTAACAGAAATCTGAGACGTAGACAAAGTCACTTTATACGCCTGCTGCTACCTGTGGTCGCTGTGGAAACTTGCCCCAGATCCGCGACGGCGTAACTGTCCAAACACCATTACGTTCCTTGAGTCGAAACTTTGCTTCTGGCCATTCGGCAACAAGCCGCTCGAAACGGATACGCCTACCATTGCCGGCGTACTCACTATCCGTATTGCCACCACTCATCGTCATCGTGTTTGTCTTGGTCATTACAACACGCTTACAGACAATCGTAGACCAGCCCTCACTAAGTATCTGTAGGCTGTAATCAGTATCTTCGTGAATGCCTTTACGGAATCTTGCCTTCGTGTCTGTGCGTAAAAGCATTGCGCAGTAGACTTGATTGTTGAGAGCAAAAACGGACTTGTTATCGTACGAGAAAGCAAAAGCACCATTGCTGAAATTAGCTCCACCGATCCGCGTGAAGCTAGTTACAACAGACTCGATAAAGGAGAGAGCATTGACCGGGCGAGCAATCTTGGCTTTCCCATTCCGCCGAATAGCAAACGATCGAACATTATCGTCAAACTGCCAATGATACTCATACCCCGAAGCAAGCGCATGATCCTTGATGAAGTTACGTACATACGCAATACCACCATCATTGAGATCAAGAGCTAGCAATTTTTCTGCTGGGTATTGTTCGAGATACAAATCGTAATCTTGCGGCTCAACAACAATCCTGTAAGGAATAGCATCCGCATCAAACTGTCGCGCTACAAGTACGCGACCAGGACGACGCTTCGATGGAATGTAAATTGGAAATCGTATCTGCGTATATTCCTCAAACGATTCCAACAAGTTATCGAAATTTGTTTCTGTAAACATTTTTTACCCCTCCAGGTATGCTGCTTTTGGATCTTCTGGATCAACTTGTGCAATGCCCTGAAGTTGCACACTAGGCAACCCAGTATGTGGCAAAGCATCCAAGCCTAGCGACGCGAGTGTTGCGGAAGGATCAAATCCAGCCTGCACAAGTTTTACCGCGATTGAAGTTTTCTTTTCGAGCTCAGTCAAATTAGCAGCAGCAAGATCCACATTCGCAAGCGGAACGCGATACACGTCGCCACCCTCTGCTGGTGTCATATCTTCAAGCCGATGAATATCATTGATCGACAAGAAGCCGGATTGGATACCAGTCGAGAATGCTGCATACCGCGTAGCCTGATCACCGCGCAGCAATCCGTCTACGTTGATTTTCAGAAACGCGTCGCCAGGGATCAGGTTACTGTAAGCATCCTCAATCTTTACGATATACGGGCGCAGACAGTACGTCACAAAATGAATACCGTTCATCTCGACAGATGCGTACGACATTGCGCCCGGAGTCGTTACGCCTAGCAATGCTGGTGGACAACGAAATGCGCGCGCAATCTCCTCAGTCGAATACTGACGCGACTCCAACATTTGAGCCTCATTAGGCGATGCTGAAGTTTGACTGTACTTAGCTCCACCAAACAAGACACCCGGACGATGCGACCGGCGCACAGAGCGATGCTGCTCCTCAAACGAATCTGCCAAGTCTTTTGCTTGCTCGCGCGTCAGCGCGCCCGGAAACTCAATAATGCCACCAAGAGTACTGCCTTGACCAAAGAACAATTGTGCAAACGTGTCGAGCGCTTTACCTAGTCCGAGCGTATCGCGAATCAAATCAATCCGCGAACGTCCACGCAACTCGCCCGGAAGCAAGAGCTCAGTCAAGTGCATCATCTCATCATGCGGAACAATCTCGCGCCCGTTATCAATCGAATACTCCACTCGACGGGTGACGTTGTTGCGCTGTACCTCAACCTTGCGAGGATTCAGAACAACAAGACCAGCAATACCCTGATCGTCGCGCAAAATCCGAATGAAGGCGTTACCGTTCATCAGCAGCGAGATCAGCACCTGCGAGAAATGCGTCGTACGGGACATGCCAACCTCGGGCAAGTCAAGCCAGACCGGGCGCGGATACGCGATCCGCTCAGTACCATCACGCCGAAACGTGTCAATCGGCAGAGTCGAAATCGAATCAGCAATCAGGCGCACGCAGGCATAAACAGTACCGAGCTTCAGAGCCTCGTCCTGGTTCATCGTGACACCAGAATTAGTTGTCAATGCAAGCGAATCGCCAGACGCAAAAATAGTCTGGAACGAGATCGAACGCTCCTCAGAATCGTTACGCCGAAAAAATCCGCCTAGCATCCGTGTTAGTTCCTCTCAATTGCGACGGCGAACGCGATCATGAACGCTCCGGCTAGTACGATTCCTGCCGGCGCGAACACTAACCCGACACCCGTCGAAATAATGATCGCGCCGAACACTTGTAGACATATGATAGCCGCTCTAAAAAGCATAGAATCCCGGCTCACTTTCAACCTCCTGTTTTCTTGTAGCTCGATCAACCGCCATCGCCAACGCAATCGCCGCATCAATCTTGCGCTTACTTTTACCCTTCGACAATCTCCAACCAGAATCCGTCGAACGAGGCGTAGCACTCAAAACCTGATCCGTAAACACAGGCGCCCCGTCGTGAGCAATCTTACCACCCACGATCATCTCATACAGGTGACCACACGCAGGAACCATACGAGCAGCAGACTGAGGAAACTCAACCATCATCACACCATCATCCGACAGAATCTCAGCAGAACGTTGCATATACGCCGGATCGTAAGCAACCTCAACAAGTTGATATTTTCCACGCAGCATACGAATATGGTTTTCAATATCAGCAACATCAATAAAATCTTCACTAGGCAACCAGATCTTTGCTCGCACAACTATGCGCTCATCAATAATCTGCACACACACAACAGCAATCGAATCATGCTTCAACGCCATATCAATCCCCACAAAAGTCGGCGCACCCAAAACAAGATCAAGATCACGATCCACACACGACTCCCACGCACCCGACGGCAACCAGGATTCTTGGGAACGAACCCATTGATTCAAACGATACCGGCGAAACGCAACCTCAGCCGTCTGCTTAGCAGCAACCTCAAAATCCTCCTCACTAATCAATCCCAAATCAAGATTCGGATTTGCCGCAGCCCACGCAGCACGATCATGAACATCACACGACTCTGGAGCCTCCCACCAAAAAAAGCCGAACGCCTCATCCGTAATCTCTTTATCAACAACACGCTTACCGTATTGGTACAACCGACCACAAATTGATTCGAGATCATACCCAGCGGTCGTAATCGCTACGACCATCGGGTCACGACGCGCACCCGAACCGAGCGTCAAGGCATCCCACAAGTCCTCATGAACAACATGCAACTCGTCACAAACAACCGTCGAAGGATTCAAGCCCTGCACTAGCTTCGAGTCCGACGCGAGAACACGATAAATCGCTCCCGTCTCGGGCACCTCAATCACATCCCGATACACGCGACAAACTTTACTCAGAGTCGAAGATTCTAAAACCTGACGCCGAGCCTCACCAAACACGATACGCGCCTGCTGTCTATCACCAGCCGCCGAGTAAACCTCCGCACCGGGCTCACCCTCTATCAACCCGTACAAGCCAATCAGAGAACCAAGCAGCGACTTCCCCGCCTTACGCGACAATCCAACAAGGGTTCGCTTATACCGCAGCAAGCCATCCTCACGCCGCTCATAAAGATTATCCAACAAGTCGTACTGCCAGTCAGTCACACGTAGCGGCAACCCAGCATGAACACCCTTACTGACAGTCAAAAATGTTTCACCAAAAAGAGCTACAGCCTCACCATCACTCTGAGAGTACAACCTCTGAGTCGACCATCTTGGCTTTACGCTTTCGGTAATCGTCGAGTTTGTTTTCAAACTTCACCTCCGCAAGACCCAATCGTGTTCGATCGGTCGGTGTGAAACCAAGCATAGACAATCCGCTAATTATCTGCGCGTCGAGTTGCCGCAACCCATTCCGCTCGCGCCAATCATTCTCACGCAAAACACGCATCCTCAATCCCTGACGCTCATCAATCTGCTCACAAATAATCTGAACCAACTCGATATCACTATGCGCAGAAATCCATATAGCACCACTATCCCACAAGCGATTCCAAAACTGCAAGCCAAACGTAGCAAGAGGGCGAAGTGGCTCAGGAGCTTCAGACACACGAACAAGCGCAACCGTCGTCTCGGGCAATGCGCGCTTGCCAGGATTGCCAAGTCTCCGTTTTTGTTCTAACGGCTTAGGTGGACGACCTGTTCTAGCCAAAACAAGACCCAATAATCGGTTTTCCAACAAAATGTTCGACTTTCGCGGGAATCTCTCCCGAGTTGACCCAGGCTT